GACGTAAATATGGTGCAGAGCCCTACATATATACTAATGGATTTAAATTGGCTGATGATTTTATGCGGCGCTGTGTGGATGCTGGGCTGGCTTTAGCTCGTTTTAGCATCATTGGCTACAATAGACTACAGTATCTAAACTGGATGCAAGCAGATAATTTTAAAACTGTCAGAGACAATGCTCTAGCTATGCAAAACTATATAGCTCAGATCAATGCCAATTGTATTGTTGCTAGCTATCATTTAATACTGGATCAAACACAAGAACAATTTGAAGTTCAGCAGTATCGAAAAAATTTCATCGATGTTGTTGGTAGTGAAGCTGGTATCTGGAAAATGCACAATTGGAGCGGAGTCTATGATCCCAGTTATAAACGCAGTGGTAACCGACGTAGTTGTGGTCGTCCGTTTGCGCCAGAACTAACAGTGCGAGCTGGCGGTGTTGCTGGTACCAAGCTCAGTGTCGCTCCATGTTGTCAGACTCTAGGACGAGATAGCGAAGCCGATTTAGGCAGTCTACAAAACCAAACTTTGGAAGAGGTATGGAATGGCGAACGGTATAGTTGGCTGCGTCAGATGCACGCTGAACATCGTTTTGATGAAGTACCATTCTGCCGAGACTGTGATTTTTTATACGATGATCACGAGGTATTGGTCTGGAGCAATAGTGCAGACATACAGCTAAATAAATTAAGAGGAACTAAATTTAACTTGGAACAATACATATTATGATCATGAATGAAAAATTATTACTCATAACACAGATTCATAGGAGTGGAGGAACATTTCTTTCTCAATTATTTGATTCACATTCCCAACTATATAGTCACCCAGGTGAATTAGAAATATGGAAACCTAAACCTGTTTGGGGTCAATATAAACATCTTGTTCAATTTTATCCTAATAATAAAACTTGGAATGAATGTTTTGATAATTTACAACAAGAACGTTTAACACAAATTAGCACTACTAAAATTTTTAATAAACCTGGCTTAAATAAGTTTTCTCAAATACAACAATTTAAAATTACCTACTCAGAAGAAAAACATAAACAATTATTTCACGAATATTTTTTAACATTAAATGAAATAACAAGAGCGTCAGTTGTACACATATATTTAAAGTCATTATTTGAATCTTGGGATCAGTTACAACACTATCCCAGGAAATATATGAATTGTTTTGCAGCAAATATGTGGTGTGATCAAATATCAATGATACGGTTTTTCCAGGATTTTCCCTCGGCTACAGTAATATTTTTATTGCGTAGACCAGATACCTGGTTAAAATCAGTTTTACCACACAGAGGATTCAGCAGTACGGATGCAACAGCTGCTTTATTTTTATTAGAAGTTTGGTGGGAATCTTTACGGAATTTATACACATATTATGAAATATTTGGCTCTAAAATTATACCTGTGATTTATGAAGATTTAACTGATGATACAGAAAATGTTATGAAAAAGCTTTGTACACATTTAGATCTAAATTATGAACCTACTTTATTACAGCCAACCTTTTTAGGTCAAGCTATATATTCTAACTCATCTTTTAATATAGATAGATTAGGTGTTATTTCAAATAAAACCCGCAATTCCCCAGAGTTTACGCCAGAAATACAAAAATGGTTTAGCAATGGGTACATGGAAGAATACTATATGGCAAGAGATATTATACGTAATAAGTATTACAAATGAAAATTTTAATCATGGGATTGCCTGGTTCTGGAAAAACTACTTTAGCTAAAGAACTTAATAAAAAATTACCAAGCCATTGGTATAATGCAGATACCATACGACAGCATGAAAATGACTGGGATTTTTCTATGGAAGGTAGAATTAGACAGGCTCATAGAATGAAAACATTGGCTAATGACAGTGAGGGTCTTGGTGTAAAATATGTAATTTGTGATTTTGTAGCCCCTACAGAAGAGATTAGAACAATATTTAATGCAGATTTTATAATTTGGATGGACACAGTCACAACAAGTGAGTATAAAGATACAAACAAAATTTTTACTCAACCCTCGACTTATAATCTTAGATTAACTGAGTTAAATTTAAAAACAAATATACAAAAAATAATTACTGAGATGTTAAAATGATAGAAAAAATTATTACAAACTGTAAAATACAAAATGATTTTCAATATTTTAAAAATGCCATAGATCCCACATTTATTACTTGGGACGATGTTTATAATTATTTTTTACCTAGAACAATTGAAAATGTAGAATTATTTTCTGATAAAAAAATTACGATACCAAAACAAGAATTTTATCAGGATAGAGATTTTATTGCGCATAGCATAGCTAAAGGTGCTACGTTTTGCATAAGCAAATTCTGGAATATAAACTATAAAACCCAAATTCTTTGGGATAGTATTGTAGATGAACATCATGGGGTTGGAGTAGACTTTCATCTCTATGGTGGACTGACAGCTAATGCTAAAAGTTTTCCACCGCATAATGACTTAGCAACTAATTACATAATTCAATTAGATGGATCTTGTGAATGGACTATTTACAATGAGCGAGCCAGTTACGAAGAGGCCCGCGACTATGTTGTTTATCCAGTCGATCAGCTTACAGTTAGGACAGTACAGTTATTAAATCCGGGAGATGTCATATTCATACCGCCCGGTGTTCACCATCATTGTAAACCTTTAGGTAAACGTTTAAGTCTAAGTATTCCTATTTTATAAACTCTGAAAAATTAATAGTTATTATATAGGCACATAGCAAATGAAATTTTTATCAATATATGATGGACATGATGGCAACTTTTCGTATAGCGATGGAATAAAAGTAAAATACTTTAAGGTTGAAAGACATCGACAAGATAAACACGGTGTGTGGAATAACATAGATGAACTTTTATCTTATATTAAATTATTTAATATAGATTTGACACAAATCGATGGAGTTGTTGTCAATTTTTATAAAGAACTTGAAGATGTAAATGATACAGCTGTAAGGTATATTAAAAAAGATGTAGATGATACAATCGATCCCTTAACTAAATTTTTAAAACAATTTACTTGTCCAATATATGGAGTAAATCACCACCTCTTACACAAATTAAGTTGTTGGCCACTAAAAAATTATGACAAGGTGAATACTAGTTTTGTATGTGATGGTTCTGGTGATTACTTTAAACACAACAATAATAAAAATATTGACCCACTTAAAGAAATTATCACAGTTTTTGATTCTTACACGCCTAAAGATAAAATATTTAGCCCACAATCACTTTCATTTGGTAGGGCTTTACGATGTCTAGGTACAAAATGGGAAATTAAAGGCCATGTGGGGGATTTAGCTGGTAAACTAATGGGATTACAGTCATATGGAAATATTGATCCTGATTTAATTAAAACCCATGAATTTGACAATATTAAAACATTAGAAAATTTATTTAAAATTTCTCCGGATAAAGTTAATGTTGATTGGATAAGAACAATACATCATTTAGTTGAGGGTTATTATTTAGACTATTTTAAATCACACGCTAAATCTGATGAATATATTTCATATTCGGGCGGTGTTGCACAGAATATTTTAATTAATTCTAAATTAAGAGAATGGAATAAAAATATTATTATACCTCCACATTCGAGTGATGAGGGGTTATCGTTGGGCGGTTTAGAATTTTTAAGATTACTATTTGGCCAAGAACCTTTTGATAATAGCGGTTTTCCGTATTGGCAAAACGATGAAGTGATGGAAACTCCATCAACACAAACAATTAAAAAAACAGCTGAACTTATCGCAAGAGGTAAGATAGTTGGATGGTGTCAAGGTAGAGGTGAAATTGGTCCTAGAGCTTTAGGTAATCGCTCAATACTAATGAGACCTGATATAGAAGACGGAAAAAATATTATAAACAATAGAGTTAAACATCGTGAATGGTATCGTCCGTTTGGATGTAGTGTTTTATTAGATGAAGCTAATAAATATTTTGAATGTGATTTTGAAAGTCAGTATATGTTATATGGAGTAAAAGTGCGCGATGAAAAAACACTGGCAAGTATAACCCATATTGACGGCACGACTCGACCGCAAACAGTTACAGACGGAGCTTTTGCTGAGTTATTGGAAGAAGTTAGAAAATTGACAGGTTTATCGGTGGTATTAAACACATCATTAAATATTAATGGAAAACCTATAGCTACTCCAGATGTTGCGGCTTCTATGAATAAATCTAATATGGGATTAGATGCTGTAGTTATAGGAAATAATGTAAATGATTATCTTTGAGTATTCCTGTTCTATAAATAATTGTACAATAAATATATAACATTATATAATAATTATAATTGAGGAGTAACTATGTCACAAGTGAAGTTTCATACTGTTGACCAACCAGATTCAGACACAACCACATTCGTATTATCTTGCAATAGACTAGACGTTTTAGCCAAGACGCTCCAATCATTCTTTAATACACAAGACTACGTTACCAAGATGGTGATCGTAGATGACTCAGCCGAGCCTGGTATATTTGAGAAGCTTGTAGAGGAGTATGGAGATATATGTGACGTTATCTGTTTCCCACGCAATCGTTCACAATGGTGGGCCATGGACTTCATGGTATCCTACTGTGATTCAGAATACATATTCTACCTAGAAGACGACTGGGAATTTACAAGACCCGGTTACCTCAACCAATCAAAAGCAATCCTACAAAAATACAGAGAAGTTGGCTGCGTCGATACGTCATGGCGCACGTTTGAGTTCCAAGGTATAGACTCATATCACAAAGGTCTTGTTGATGATATGTTCTATTGGAAAAGACCATGGAAGATCACTGATAGTCATGTAGCTTGGCATGCATGGGTTGGATCTCCTAACTTACGTCGTAGAGATGACCTCATCATGTTAGGTCGTGTAGAGAAGTGGCATAATGAATGGAACATCGATCGTAAGTTTACTGCATTAGGTTTTAAAGGCGTATACCTTAACGGTGAGTACTCAAGACATCTTGGTGATAAGTGCTCGCGTATGGATGGTAAACGACCAGATGATTCAAAAATCCCATATGACTTCTATCCAAAAGAAGTATTGGCAAACCGTAGAGCTCCTTATATCAACTACAGAGAGATGGATTGGATCTATGAGTATCCAGCAGACGTAACACTAGTTACTATGGCTGTTGATATCAGCAGAGGAGATCGTTCTTTCGAAGAACACTACATCAAAGGCCTTGATCATCTGCTAGCTGTACGTAACCCATTAGTCGTGTATGCAGATCCTAAGTATCATGACTACATTAAGAATAGACGTAGACAACTCAACGTAGCTACATCTAACAACAGGATTGAAGTAAGAAGTATTACCCTACAAGATATCCAACATAGGACGCCATTTAAGAAGATCCAAGATATCATAACTAGTCCTGAATGGATCAACCAATCAGGTTGGATCAAAGGTTCTGCGCTAACTAACCCGTACTATATACCGCTAACTCTTATAAAGAACGATTTACTAGCACAAGTCTCTAACTCAAACCCTATGGGTTCTAAACGATTCTATTGGATAGATTCTGGTATGTCAAGTAGTTTTAGCTTAACAGAACCTATAAAGACATGGAACTTCTTGTTCTTACCTAAGGATAAGTTCTTCCTAACATCTTATCCGTATCAGACTAACTCTGAGATTCATGGGTGTAATATAAATACAATGACAGAGATAGCAGGCACTAAACCAGAGTATGTTTGTCGTGCAACACTATTTGGTGGGTCTAAAGAACAGATCGCCGAGTTTAATGATAAATACTTTGATCTAATTAATCAGTGTCTAGATAAAGGTACTATCGGTACAGAAGAAGCAATATTTACAATGGTAGAAATTATGAATCCTGACCTTGTAAATCGTTATGCAATGCCAAATGGCGATATTAATAATTATTTAAAAACAATAAGGAATAGATGATGCGTTTTCATATCTTAGGTCTCCCACATACAGTATCAAGCAAGGAATATGTTGCTTGTGCTTACACCCAAAAAGTAGTTAAGTTTGCAAAGATGATGACTGATCGTGGTCATACTGTCATCCATTACGGTCATGAAGACTCTGATCTACAGTGTACAGAACATGTACCAGTAACTACAAACAAAGACCTTAAGATCGCTTATGGTTCACATGATTGGCGTAAAAACTTCTTTAAGTTTGATACAGGCGACCATGCTTATAAGACATTCTATAAGAACGCTATTCGTGAAGTAGGTAAACGTAAACAAAAGAACGATTTCATTCTTCCATTCTGGGGATCGGGTACTCGTCCAGTATGTGATGCACATCCAGACTTAATCGTTGTTGAACCAGGTATCGGATATGCTGGTGGACATTGGGCAAAATTCAAGATATTTGAATCATATGCTATTATGCATGCATACTACGGTCTTGAGGCTGTTGGTATGTGTAAGAATAACTTCTATGATGTTGTCATCCCAAATTACTTTGATGTTGATGACTTCACATTTGCTCCTGAAACTAAAGAAGACTATTGCTTATTCTTAGGTCGAGTCTATGAGGGTAAAGGTATTCATATAGCTATCCAAGCTACTGAACGTGCTGGCATGAAACTTAAAGTTGCTGGTCAAAATAATCTTGAAGCGTGCGGTTATAAAGAGATTCCAAAACATGTTGAGTTCATTGGCTATGCTGACGTAGAGAAACGTAGAGAGCTTATGTCAAAGGCTAAGGTATCATTCGTGGCATCTATGTACGTTGAACCATTTGGTGGTGTACAGATCGAGAACTTATTCTCTGGTACTCCTACTATCACTACTGATTGGGGTTCATTCACAGAAAACAATATTCATGGTGTTACAGGCTATCGTTGCCGTACTATGGAAGAGTTTGTATGGGCACTCAAGAACATAGATCGTATTAACCCACAAGACTGTCGTGATTGGGCATTAAGAAACTTCTCTCTTGAAAAAGTCGCTGGTATGTATGAAGAATACTTCCAATCTGTACTTAATATCCATGGTGGTGCTGGTTGGTATCAAGAAAATCCTGGTCGTAACAACATGGACTATGCAGTTAAACATTATCCTGGTCGTGCAGATCCAATCGACTACAATGCTATCGAGGACGAAGAGAGACCATGTGCTGCACGTATTGCAGAGTGGATTAAAGAAACACTAGATCCTAAATCATTACTTGATATTGGGTGTGGTCCTGGCATGTACGTAGACGAACTCATTAGGGTTGGTGTTCCATCATTTGGTATTGATATCGATGACCGAGTAGAAGGTAAAGACTACCTTGCAAAGGAAAGTATCTTTGATAATAAAAGGACTGCAGAAGTTGTAACATGCTATGAAGTATTAGAACACATCGACCCTGCATATGCAGACCAAGAAGTAGATGCTTTATATGACGCGATCGAACCTGGTGGTACAATGATATTTACAGCTGCTCAACCTGGTCAAGGTGGAGTAGGTCATATCAACTGCCGTAAGAGAGATTACTGGCTCAAGAAGTTTGTAGCAAAAGGTCTAATCTATCACCCTGGATTGACAGAAGACTTGATTAACTTTGAGAGAAAAGGTATCCATATGGGTTGGTTCGTTAATAACGTGATGGTGTTTAAGAAGACATAGTCATAGACGTTTATTTTATATAAATAATAGAATAAACACTAGGAAATCGTCATGGCCGTTACAAGCAGAGCAACCCTAACAGAATACGCTTTAAGAGCCCTTGGTGAACCAGTAGTAGAGATCAACGTTGATGACTCCCAATTAGAGGAACGTATCGACGAGGCTCTTGATTACTGGAACCAATACCACTTTGATGGTGCAGAAAGAATGTACCTCAAACAAAAGATCACAGCTTCAACCATCAGGATCGTTGGAACAAACTCAGATGCATTCCCAGTAGGGACTACTATAACTGGTGGAACTTCCGGCGCTACGGCTTCAGTATGTACAGAGTATGGCAGAGAAGCTGCAAATAATATCATCATATGCAAGAACGTTACTATTGCTAATCTGGATACAAAGCAACATAATGTCTTTAATGCTACTACAACCGGGGCATTTATTGCTGGCGAAACTATTACTGGTAGCAATGGAGCTACTGCAGTAGTACATGCAGACAAAGCTACTTTAGGTACATATGACCTTAAGTACTTCCCTATTCCAGACTACATCTATGGCATAACAAGAGTCATGCCGTTTAGTGCAGCATCAAGCTCAAAGAATTTATTCGACTTACAATACCAATTAAGACTTAACGACTTATATGACTTGACTTCAACGTCATTGATCTATTATAAGACAGTTATGTCGCATATCTCATTACTTAACCTAGAGTTAAATGGCTATCCTCTATACAGATTCAATCGTATGATGGGCAGACTATCACTCGATGTTAATTTAGATGCAGCGTTAGCTATGGGCGACTTCATCCTTGTAGAGTGCTATAGAGCATTAGACCCAACAGTATTCAATAAAGTATGGAATGAGCCATGGTTTAGACGATATGTAACAGCATTGTTTAAACGTCAATGGGCTACAAACATCAAGAAATTCCAAGGCATCCAACTACCAGGCGGTGTAACAATCGATGGTGATAAGTTATACGCAGAAGCTATAACAGAAATCAAAGAACTAGAAGACGAGATGCTTAATAAGTCTGCTCCTCTAGAATTCTTCTTAGGATAATATGGCAAGAAGCGTTTACTTCTCGAACGGCATACGTTCTGAACAACTCACCTATGAGGACATCATAGTAGAGTCTATATCCATATATGGACAGGACTTTTACTATATACCACGTACATTAGTAGGTAAAGATGAGATACTTGGTGAAGACCGTCTATCTCAGTTTAAGTATGCGTACGGTATCGAGATGTACCTTGAGACAGTGAACGGCTTTGAAGGTCAAGGCGCATTCATACAGAAGTTTGGTTTGATGATGGAACAAAGCGCTACACTAACAGTAGCTCGTAGGAAATGGGAACAACTCGTAGGACAACATGGTCTATCAATACTACCTAATCGTCCTGCTGAAGGCGACTTATTATTCTTCCCATTAACTGGTGGATTGTTTGAGATCAAGTTCGTTACTCATCAAGACCCATTCTATCAAGCTGGTAAACTATACGTATACAAGTTACAAGTTGAGTTGTTCCAATACTCATCAGAACACATCACTACCGGTAATTCAGTTATCGATATATTTGAGACGCTTAAGACCTTTGATAACTCTAAAGTTCCAAATGGTACAGTGACAGAAATTAAGATAACTAATAAAGGTGTTGGTTATAGTTCTGCTCCTACAGTAGTATTAGGCGAAGATTGGGCAGCAGACACTGAGATAGCTGTAGGAGATCAAGTATGTTATGATGGCCGCAGGTATATATGCACTATCGCGGGTACAACTGATAACACTGATGGACCTACTCATACTTCAGGTGAAGTCGATAATGGTACTGCAAGGCTTGCATTCTTTGGCTACAGAGCCACAGCGACAGCATACCTTGGTAATGAATTGACAGCAAACGAAGTAGTCAAGATACTAGTAACCGAGGCTGGTTCTGGATACACTACTGCTCCTGTAGTTTATTTGAGTGGAGGTGGAGGTACTAGAGCTGCAGCAGTGGCTATCATCGGTAACCTCGATAAACAAGATTCATACGGAGATAATAATAAATTTAAAGAAGAAGCACAGGGTATAGTATTTAGTGAAGAGAACCCATTTGGGGAACTATCAACATACTATGTAGCGCCCGATTTATATCCAAACGCTGACTCTACTAATGCTAGAGCAGATTCAACTAAACTAACCGCGGACTTAGAATAATGGCAAAACAAACAATTAATATCGGCACAGTAGCTAATGATAAAACAGGTGATCAGTTAAGAACTGCATTCACTAAGACTAACGAGAACTTTACAGAAGTATATGGTTATCCGTTATCAACTATATCTTCTGGTACTCCAGCTTCTTCCACCGCTACAGGTACAAAGGGAGAAGTTAAGTATGATGCAAGTTATGTCTATATTTGTATTGCTACAAACTCTTGGATCAGAATAACACGAGCTGCTTGGTAACATGCTAAACGGACAAACCTACTATCATGGTGCCATAAGAAAGACGATCGTTGCATTTGGTCGTTTATTCTCTGACATCAAGATCGCAAGACAAGGTAATGATGGTGCTGTAGCTCAGACCATATCAGTACCTCTTGCCTATGCACCAAAAGAAAAATGGTTGGTTCGTATCGATTCAGATCCTAATCTTACTAATAATACATACACATCATTGCCTAGACTTTCTTTTGAGATAGTTGGGTATCACTATGATGCTACGCGTAAGACTAATAAGATGAATAAGATCGTATGTAAAGATACTTCATCTTCAGAAAATCCAACAGCAAAGGCTGTATTTTCTCCAGCACCATATAACATCGACATCAACTTATACATCTTAACTAAAACTCAAGAAGACTCAATGCAAATCCTTGAGCAGATACTACCTATATTTAATCCTGAATATACTTTATCAATCAATGCTTTACCTGCGATTGAGATAGTACAAGACGTGCCAGTCATATTAAACAGTGTGGTAGCTGAGGACAACTACGATGGGTCTTTTCAAGAGAGACGATTCGTTACACATACGTTATCATTTACCATCAAGACAAACATATACGGTCCAGTTACAGAGAACGGAGTCATCCTTACTTCTATTGCTAATATGTCTGTACCTGGTAGAAAATATACTGCGACTGCTCCTGATGTCAACGGAACGGTTACAGAAAACTGGGAAGCACAGTTTTAATGTCAAAGAATTATAATGCCAATAGTCAGTTAAAGGCGGCTGGTGTAGTTGTACCGTTTACTGAAGATCAAGTCAGAGAGTACATGAAGTGTGCTGCTGACCCGATCTACTTTATTGAAACGTATTGCAAGATCATATCACTTGATCATGGTCTTATTGATTTTAAACTATATGAATGCCAAAAGGAAAAGGTGAAGATAATACATGAGAATAGAAAAGTTATCCTTATGGAAGGTCGTCAACAAGGTAAGACGACAACTAGTGCAGCATATATCCTTTGGTATACATTATTTCAAGAATCGAAACAAGTCGCGATCATGGCAAACAAAGCCACCGCCGCCCGTGAGGTCTTATACAGGTATCAGTTGATGTATGAGAACCTTCCAATGTGGTTACAACAAGGTGTTACTACATGGAATAAGGGAGATATAGAACTTGAGAACAATTCAAAGGTGTTCACTGCAGCAACGACATCTTCTGGTATCCGCGGTAAATCCGTTAACATGCTATACGTCGACGAAGCTGCAATCATACCTAATAATGTAGCTGATAACTTCTTTACTTCGGTCTATCCTACGATATCTGCCGGTGAAACGACAAAGATCTTATTAAGCTCTACTCCATTAGGTTACAACCATTTCTGGAAGTTTTGGAACGATGCAGAAAACGGAAGAAACGACTTCGTACCTCTATTCATACCATATAATAAGATCCCAGGCAGAGATGAAAAATGGGCAGATGCACAAAAGAGACAGCTTGGTGAACTTAAGTTTAATCAAGAAGTATTATGTACCTTCTTAGGTTCTGCACTCACTCTGGTGCGCTCAGATGTGATCGGGAGACTATCTCCAGCTAGGATCATATATAGTAAGGATGGATTAGATGTATATGATAAACCCATTAAAGATCACAGCTATTGTCTAGTAGCTGATACTGCAAAAGGTGTGGGTGGAGACTACTCAACGTTCTCTATCATAGACATCACAGAGGCACCATATAAACAAGTGGCAAAGTATAGAGACAACAATATTAGTCCTATGCTATTCCCATCAGTGATATATAAAGTAGCGACAGAATATAATCAGGCATACGTACTATTAGAAGTTAACTCTTCTGAACAAGTAGGAGCTATCCTTTACTCTGAGATGGAGTATGAGAATATCCTATTTGTGAATAGAAATACAGATGGACAAGTAGTATCAGGCGGCTTCGGTGGTGGTAAAGCACAACTAGGAGTCAATACTGATAGGAAAGTAAAACGAATCGGTTGTATGAACTTCAAGGCCTTGGTCGAAGAGAATAGACTCTTAGTTCAAGACATTGACACCATACAAGAGATATCAACCTTCATCGAGAACAATAAAGGCTCTTACGAAGCAGATGAAGGCTATCATGATGATTTAGTCATGACGTTAGTATTATTTGGTTGGTTAACGACAAACCCATACTTCAAGG